TGTTAGTCCACGTTTATTGATCGCGCCGGGTTTTACCCACCTCAAACCTGAAGGCAATGCCAACGCTGTTGTCGCTGAATTGCTCAGTATAGCTGAGCGGCTAAGAGCGGTCATTATCGCAGATGGCCCTAACAGCAATGACGCTGATGCAATTGCCTATCGTAACGATTGGGGCAGCCCGCGTGTCTATGTGGTCGATCCGTTCGTCAAAATCTGGGATAGCGAAGCCTCTGCCTCGTCTTTGGCTCCGGCCAGTGCGCGTGTGGCAGGTTTGATTGCCAAGAGTGACAATGATCGTGGCTTTTGGTGGTCACCGTCCAATCAAAATATTAACGGCATTATTGGCACCGCACGCCCGGTCGACTTCACGCTTGGCGATGCCAATGCACGCGCCAATCACCTTAATGAAAATGAGGTTGCGACGATTATTCGCCAAGATGGTTACAGGCTGTGGGGAAACCGCACCTGTTCCAGTGACCCTAAATGGGCGTTTTTATCAGTGCGCCGTACCGCTGATATTATCAATGACAGTCTGCTCAGAGCGCATTTATGGGCGGTCGATAGAAACATCACCAAAACCTACATCGAAGATGTGACGGAGGCAGTGAATGGCTATCTCGCCTCATTGATAGCGCAAGGGGCCATTTTGGGCGGGCGTTGTTACGCTGATCCGGAGCTGAATACCCCAGCCAATATCACACAGGGCAAGGTCTATTTCGATTTTGATTTCACCCCGCCATATCCGGCGGAGCACATCACCTTCCGCAGCCATTTGGTCAACGATTACATTGAGGAGATTTTGTCATGATTCCGAAAATACTGAAAAACTTTAACGTTACCGTTGATGGTCGCGGTTATGCCGGGCGCGTCGATGAATGCGTGCTGCCAAAACTCACCATCCAGACGGAAGAACATCGCGCTGGCGGGATGGATGCCCCGGTCGAGATTGATATGGGCATGGAAAAGCTGGAGGCAGAGCTTACCTTTGCTGAATATGACCATGAACTCTTCCGATTGTTCGGGCTTGTTGATGGCAATGCTGTGGCAATCACCCTGCGCGGTGCCATTCAAGCTGGCGGCGAAGCTGAGGCCGTTGTGGTGAATTTGCGCGGCTCATTCAAAGAGCTGGATGCTGGCACATGGAAGGCCGGAGATAAGGCCACGCTCAAATGCATGATTGCTGCGCGGTATTACAAACTCACCGTCAATGGCGATGAACTCATCGAAATTGATGCCGAAAATATGGTTCGGATCATCAATGGCACTGATCAATTGGCATCCATCCGTACCGCCATTGGCATTTAACATCAAACGCAGGAGCCCCCCATGAAAGGACTATTTTCACTACAAAACGATACGGTTCAGATTGAAGAATTCTCATATCCGCTGGAGGAATTTCTTCTCGATGAGCCAGATTTCAAGCCCCCTAAAAACGGTGAGCTCACTTATCACCGTGGCCAAGGTTCGACCTTGATCATTGAAGGCAAACACAGCGAGGCTGAGAAGGATTATCCCAGCGAAGATATTGAGCTCTATATCGGTCGCAAATCCATGTATCGCAGCGCCCACAAGGCACGTCGCAATGCCGTAAAGCCATCCAAGGCAAAGCGATCCACCAAAAAAGCAGCCAAGCCTACGGCAGAGAAACCTGTCGCCTCCACAAAGGAGGACAAGCCGAAAACCACTCAGGCCAGCAAACCCGTAACCGAAGAGAAAAACAATGCAGACCATTAAGCTACAAGACCCGATCACCATTGATAATGTTACCTATGATGAGCTGAATATCAGGCGGCCTAAAGTGCGCGACCGTCTGGCAGTCGAGCGCATGAAAAAGACGGATGCGGAGAAAGAAATCGCCATGATTGCCAATCTGGCTGAAGTTGATATCCGCGTGATTGAAGAGCTAGACTTGGCTGATTACGGCAAAATCCAACAGAGTTTTGCTGATTTTTTTCCCTCAACGCCGGAGATCTCCGACTAGCCGTTCTGACCTTGGCCTCTCATGTTAGCGGCATTGAACTATGGCTCAATATGGAGATTGATGAGTTTTTGCTTTGGCATCAAGACGCATCATCACTGATGAAACCCTAAATATTCACCCAAAATTACAGGACATGCATCATGGCACAGAATAACGCTGTATCCATTACCATTGGCGCTGCCCTGAAAAGCAGCTTTGGCACTGCTTTAGGTGGTGGACGCAAGCAGCTCATGCAGATGGGTCAAGCCCTGAAATCTCTTGATGCCAGTGGCAAGCGCATCCAAAGCTTCCAGAAGCTGAAAACGGATGTCATCACCGCGAAAAACGCGTGGCAGGCTGCGGAAACGCAAGTACGTGAATTGGCTCTGGCCATGAAACAAACAGCCAACCCGACGGCCAAAATGAAGTCGGAGTTTGAAAAAGCCAAAAACGCCGCCGGGCGTGCCAAAGCGGCCTATGAGAAAAAACAGGAATCGCTACGCCAAATACGGCTGGAAATGAAGGCCGCAGGGCAAAGCACCCGCAATCTGGCCGCTCAACAAACAAAGCTTGGCGCATCAGTAGATCGGCTCAAATCCAAATATAATGCTTTGGATCAGGCGCTAAAACGCGGTGATGGCATCAAGGCCAGACGTGCTGCCTTACGCGGTCAAATTCTGGATATGGTGGCGCTTGGCGCTGCCATGGGCGCACCGCTAAAAGCAGCGATTGATTTTGAAAGCGAGATGGCTGATGTCCGCAAAGTCGTTGATTTCAAGGATCAGGAAAACGGCCTTAGGGCTTTTGGCAATCAGCTTAAAGCCATGTCACGCACAATCCCTCTTTCTGCCGCAGGTCTGGCTCAGATTGCTGCCGCTGGTGGACAGCTGGGTGTATCAGAAGATGCCTTGCCGGATTTTGTTAAGACTGCATCCCAGATGGCCGTGGCCTTTGACATTATGCCCGACCAGGCTGGTGAATCCATGGCCAAACTCTCTAATATCTTCGGTATTCCAATCACTGAGATGAGCCAGCTGGGTGATGCGCTCAACCACCTGTCCGATAACACGGCGGCCAAAGCCAGCGAGATTGTGCAAGTTATTACGCGTGCGGGCGCACAAGCCAGAGATTTTGGGCTTTCTGCGGAGCAAACCGCCGCACTTGGCGATACGTTTGTCGCGCTGGGTAAAAAGCCCGAAGTTGCTGCTACGGCGATGAATGCCTTGCTGCTAAAGCTGAACACCGCTGATAAACAAAGCGCCAAGTTCCAATCTGGTCTCAGTGCTCTTGGAATTGAGGCTCAAGGATTGAAAGATGCCATCAGAGATGATGCTCAAGGGGCATTGCTTTCTTTCCTGCAAACCGTCTCACAGGTTGAAAAACAGGAGCGTGCCGGGATTTTGTCTGATCTGTTCGGGCTTGAATATGCGGATGATATTTCACTGCTTGCAGGCCAAGTGCAGACCTATCAGAAAACTTTGGATTTACTGGGCGATAGTAAAAAACATAACTCAATGCAGCGTGAATTTGCCAATCGCTCCAATACGACCAAGAACAGTCTGCAGCTGCTGAGCAATCAGATCACTGAAATTGGCATGAATATCGGCACGACTTTGCTGCCGCCGCTTAATTTCTTGGTGAATAATGTACTGCGTCCAATGAGCGGTATGATCGCGGATCTGGCAGAGCGTTTTCCATTGCTGACGAGTGTTGTATTCGGAGCTACATTCGCGCTGATAGGCATCAAAATCGCAGCGATTGGTCTGGGCTATGCTTGGACATTTGTGTTGGGAGGAGCCAACGCACTCGTGGTTGGTTTCCGTGGATTGCAATCAGCTTTGGCGCTTGCATCTCTTCGCATGGGAGCCTTCAACATCAGCGCTGCTATTACAGCAGTACGCCTAAAGGCACTTGCCTTTGGGGGCATGATTAAAGCCTTTGCTGCCAGTCTGATTGAGCTGTCATCACGCGCTATTCCCGTTGTTATTGGCGGAATGCGTGCGCTAACCGTAGCAATCATGACCAATCCCATTGGACTGATTGTAGGCGGTATTGCTTTGGCTGCCGGACTGCTGATTACGAATTGGGACAAGGTGAAGACATTCTTTTCCGGTATCTGGGACAGTGTAAAGCCTGTCTGGGAAGCGTTTGCTGATTGGATTGGTGGGTTTTGGAAAATCATCAGCGCCCCCATTCGAGCCATTGGCAAAGTCTGGGACGCCATTTTTGGCAGCAAGGAACCGTCTGTTGAAGCAACAATCACCAACAATGATGAACGTAGTGCCTTGCAGCGTTCTGTTCAGGATGCAGCGCGTGGCGGCATTCGTCAATCAACTGAGCACACGCATAACAACGCCTTTAATATCACAGTTCAAGCCGCGCCCGGCCAAGATGTGGGCAAGATTGCCGACGAAGTCATGCGCCGCATTAAAGAGCAAACCCGTGGCGCATTATTTGATACTGCAGGAGCCGTATTATGAGCACTATGATGGGATTAGGAAACTATCGGTTTTCGCTCAATACCAGCGCATATCAGCAATTTAGGCGCTCTATTGAGTATCGATGGCAAAGTCAGGAACGGCTGCAAAATAATCCTGCTATGCAATATCTCGGGCATGGCATGGAGCAGATTGATCTGGAAGGCACTATCTACCCTGAATTCAGAGGTGGGCTTGATCAAATTGAAGATATGAAGGGAGCGGCTGACAAAGGTGAGCCGCTCCTTTTGATTGATGGCATGGGCGGCATCTGGGGCCGATGGGTTATCACCCGGCTTGAAGAAAATCGTGAGGTTTTCTTAAAAGGCGGCGTTCCCCGCAAGATCAGTTTTCGCATGTCCATTAGCAAATATGGAGAGGATTGATGAGCGCAATTTACCGCACCCGTGAGGGCGACGTGTTGGACTGGATATGCTGGAAACACTACCGAACCCAAAGCGGTGCCGTTGAAGCAGTTTTGGAAGCCAATAATGGGCTTGCTGATTTAGGCGATGTTTTGCCCGCAGGCGTTGAGATCGTCTTACCCGAGTTATCGCTACCTG